GTTGATATGGTTTTGGATTTAACCCAAACCATCAACATTTTTTCTATGGATTCATGTTCTAAAGGGGCCAAAAATGCTCCTATATCCTCATCATATCGCCAACTTCTTTTCAAAAAAGAAGCATCACGAATATTAATAAAGGGTACAGAAGCAGCTTCTTTATCGGCCATAGTATAGGTGATTCCCCAGGACGCAAATCCTTGGGAAATTGATGTATGATGGTACCAATCTATGTCTTTACTAATTGACATAATATTGTCATCACCATACGTCATGAGACTAACATTACTGTTAAAAGAATCTACCTCTTTATCCGGATTCAGATTAAAATAAGTATATCTCATATACAAACTATTAACTAAACTATTAATAATCACAGTCAAAGGATGACCGGATGGATTAGATCCAAAAAATTCAACTAAATCACCATTAAAATCAACTAATGGAAAAGCAGTGTCGATGGCAAGACCCTCTATAACTCTAAGATCGTCTTCATCATAATTGCCTGATCTCTTACATAAAGCCTTTATTATATCAAAAGCAGCCAAAATAAATATTGGACTCATCCTTTTATCAAAAGCTTTATAATCACCAGCGACAATACGATCTTCACCGAATTTAGTTATATATTCATACATTTCACTCCATTCGTAAGATTGGGCGATTGTACCTGGTGCGGCTTCAAAGAGAAAACGATTATTTTGTATAATTCTCGTTATACATAGTAAATACTTACGATTAACTATAGTCCAATCCATAGGTGCCCCTGTAAAAACACGGGTTTTCCCAGCTTTAATTTTCTTAAAAGAAACAGCTTCATCTTTTAGATGGGCACAAAAATTTGGCATCCATCTATTATTGGATTCATAGGTCGAGATAATATCGTTAACTCTATCCATAATCTCTTTCGAAACTTTAACAGGGTGTTGCATACCATGCTCTTCAGGAATACTTTCCATGAAAAATTTCTTACTTTTCTTCCAAGGATTGCCTGCACTAGTATTTCTATTAATTTTATCTACATAGCTCACTCCTTGAGCTCCATTAATTGCAGTAAAATCATCATAAACCATAAGCTCACTAACATCTAAGTTTTTCAATTTTGATAAATAAGATTGTACACATTTATCAACAATTGATGTGTCTATAGTGTTTACAGGATTAACCATATCCAAAGCAGCAATTCTCCATGGAACATATCCGCTCATAACTGGAGGACCGTATTTAATTTTATAACCGTGTTTATCCAATTTTTTAACTAGAGGGGTTAATTGAACCCTAGATTTTGGTTCAGACCTAAAACCTTTAAAAGATCCATAAACATTAGCACTGCCTTCGTCGATATAGCGAAAAACAGATTTCACACTAAGATCTCCTATCTCTCTATGCGCACTCTGCGAACTAATTTTGGGTGTATTGGCGCTTAGTGCACTCAAACACAAATCTTGTGCTGATACACGAATAGCACCACTAACAGGTTTCACTAATGAACCCATCATATGTATACCCAAAATAGCATATCCAAAAGAAGTTTCCGCTATAAGAGGCGAGCCACACTCACCATCTTGTGTAATACGTGATGGAGTACCTCGCCAAATAGGGATTGAATCTTCATTTAGCTCAAAAGAAGAAACATAAATCTTCTTTACATCAATCACTTCCAGTGAACCATCCTCATCTCTGGTTAGATAGAAACCATTGGGCTTAATACCATCACTAGTTTCCATAAAATAACCGGATATATCTTTCCGTGGAGGCAAACACAATAGATTGATAAAGCACAAATCATTATCTTTATAAGTAATATCATTTATACTGATATTACAAGCGAAATTTTGTGTAATACCATCTTTTCTATTCTGTGAAACTATATTTAATCTACAACCCTCTACAAAGTTTTTCATAAAATGAGAATTCGTTAAATATTTTTGACCACAAATACCCACAGCCTTATTAATGTACTGATCACCATTAGGCATGATAAGTGTAAGAGAAACTATGTTTGCTTTTATGATTGAAATGAATTCATCTCTCAATAAACCTTTTGTCGAAACAGTTTTCCTCCCTAGATCAAAAGTGCTTAATTCAAAATCGTTTTTATACCAAACACTTTCCCTTTCTTTATCCTTGGAAACTGGTTTTTCTCCACTACGAGAAGATTGTAAGGAAAAAACTGAAACAGTTTTCATTAAATATGTGACAGTAGCTAAAACAGATACCAATGAAATTAAAATAGTTGGATATCCTATAGCATCCCTTACTCTATTTCCCATGCGTTTAAAACGTAACTTAACATAAGTAGAAGAAACTTGATAAAGAAATGAATTAGTTTTGGTACCATTGATGAAATTAACAACAGCTATAATGACCAAATCTAAGAAGCGAGAAAAACATGACCATAGCAATACATGTGCAATACAAGAAGCTAGATAGCACCTGAAACCTGCTTGTAAACAAGTACAATGTTTAACGGCCATATAACATATATCACAAACCTTAACTTTGCGCATAATATTAACGGAATCCAAAACTTTTTCCTGTTTAGAATAAAAATCTTTAATAGCTTGTGTCAACCAAGCCATATAAACATTAACATCATCCGTTTCTAAAACAATCTCAGTTTTAGCTAAAGAACGAACACTTTCCTCAATAGGAACAGGAATAACTTGTTTAACTCGCCAGATCCAAACATCTAAATACTCATCGTCTTTAAATTCCACTTTGCTAGTATCTAAAGTTTTACCTTCCCCCTCGTATTGCTTTTTAACAATCAACTCAACGAGAAAAGGGAATCTTCTTTGAACCGCTGAAGGACAAGAAAAGTAATAATGAGCATTTAAATTTTCAGTATTAGTGGTTGCTATAACCAATTGACATTTAAATGGAGTTCTTCCTTTATCAGCTAATTCAGCTTGTCGAGGTACAAAGGGGACAGAATTATTTACTTGCAAAAATTCCATCATAGAAGCATCCCCATTGGGAGCTTTATTTGGGTGAATGAAACCTATATCATCAAATTGGCAGGTGTGCATGTATGTTGCAAAACCATCCCAATTATCCGAAGTAAAATTTCTATTGTATACATACTTATCATCCTTGGGAAGACCCCTAACATTACAAAATTGATACATGGTCATTTTCACTGCAGTAGATTTACCTACTCCAGAATTGCCACAAAAAATGATTGAAAAAGGGGGTTTACGATATTCTCGTGCTGCCGATTTAGTTGTAATGTCACAACGCAACATTTTCATATCATTTAAAGTTCGAGTAAAAATCAATTTATCATTTTTTGGCATTTTGGTAGAATGCTTGAGAATATTTTCTCCTACTTCAATATGAGTATCCAACTCTAATCTAAATTCACTCTCAGTAAAACCATGAGCTTCAGGATT